CTCCTCATCTTTTACTATACCAGTTTCACTCGCCTTACACACGCGGTAAAACCAATCATCACTACCCTCAGTAACTTGATTCTTCGCCGTCTCCAACATATCCCAAAAATGATTATGTCCTGCTGGCGTGCCTAAAAATGTTGCCGACCCCTGCCTGTCTGATAACGCTGGTCTTACAACCTCCCCCCATACCCTCGGATTCTGCATCCCATACTCATCAAAAAAACAATCATCCAAATAGATTCCACGAAGGGCATCGGGGTTTTCAGCAGACAGTAAAGTTATACGCCCCCCATTGGGAAAGTCAGCGCGAAGTTCTGTCTCGTTGAAGGTAACGCCAGGAATAACACCAGCATAAAATTTAACATAATCCCAAGCAATCCGTTTAGCCTGAGTAAAGGTTGGTGCAACTAAAGCAACTCGCGGTCTAGGAAGAGGATTAGTCAACACTCTCTTTATCATATGATTAACCGCCCAGACAGTTTTGCCAAAGCGTCTGTGCATCACCAGCACATTCCACCGCTTTAACTCCTTGTGCATCTCAGCCTGTATCGTGCGAGGCTTGTAGGGTATCTTAACTTCCATTACTAACTCCCAGCACATCTAAAGCATATGCCCAGCTTTCATTCTCAATCTCTGGGTTGTCAAAGAAGTCAGTGTGCTTCGTGAACTTCTTTCCCTTAATATTACAAACAGGCACGAACCAGACTGTGCGCTGCTCAGATGAAACACACGCAAGCACATCATAATCATGCCTAGTTGGCTTTCTTTTATTCCCGCCAATACCTGTTTGAAAATGCACTCTTTGCCTTACTCTGCCTTCATTTTGCCTTGAAGATTGACACGCTTTTACCTGTATCCGCAAAATGTTGTTACCATCTGGATGCCACGCTACTAAGTCCACCGCATCTTGTTGCGCCATAGCTACTCTCCATCCCCTAGCAATCACAGACGCGGCTGCGATGTATTCCCCAGCTAAACCAGAGCTTGTTTGACTGATATTACCATTAGCTAAAAACAACCTATGACGCGGCACTAATCAGTTTCCCATAGTATCTTGACTGTGCCATCGCTCACCTCAACGCCAGCACGGTTCTTAGCGTCACCAAACCTGTCTGGCATCGTTTTACTAGCCTTCCATCGCACATGGTGTGCATAGTCTCGCAGCACGCCTGTATCGTAGTCCTTTCTACGATGAAGCGCATCATCGAATATCTTGTCAAGCTCCTCCATCGCTTTCTCAACGCTGTACTGTTGCGCCTCACGAACAGCACCAGCAAACTCCTCATCGGTCTTCATGCGTTTATAGAAAGCAGTGCGTGATATGCCTACGCCCTCGCAGACATCGACAATGGTATGCCCATCAGCAAGACCAGCTATGATTAGGTCTGTTTTAGGTTTGGTTAGTTTTGTCATGTGAGTCCTGTGTCGTGTGTGTGTTTAGAACAGTCTATTAATGTATATATAAGAGGCGTGCGGTCGCTGGGGGTGCATGGTCTGGCTGACCGCCCCCCTACCTTGTACTGCTGCATAAATGTCACAACAATGCCAGGCACTGTTGCAAATATATCACAACGCATGTATCATGCCTCTTAGCATTGCCACGCTGAATCATTGTCTTTGTGTGTGTTTTGAATAGTCTCACAGCCTACTACCTTCCCCCTAAATCATTGCCTCACAACAAATAATGCTTACGCGCATTATATAGTATCCATTGCCATCGTGTAAACTTTTTTTACTTTTTTTGCATTTTCCTATTGACAATGCGGAAATGCTTTCCTATGTTGGTTGTATCGAAACCTAACAAGGAAACACTACAATGATTTACTTAATGCTTACATATCTAGTCATATCAATGCTAGCAACCGCGGCAATGATTGCTAGCTTTGCCTTCCACCTTCCTATTATCGCACCATTCGCCATGCTTATCGGTATGCTTTCAATGGGTGCTTTTGTTTTAACCTTTCTTATGAACGCGGGGGAATAAACAATGACTTACTATAACGATTTGATGAACAAGGCTAATGCCATTGCTGACGGCATCGTCACTTTCATAAACAGTTCTTGGCATAATGATGCTTGCGGTTCAATTATGTTTGAACTGTCAAACGATGATGAAACATATGTCCAGCTATTCGCTTTTGAAACATTAGAAGATATGAAAGCTGAAGGGTTTGATAAGCGGTACGGTGTTGTTGTAACAAAGAATGGCGAAGGCTCATTTGACCTTGATTACGCAACAAATAGAAAGGCAAAGGCTATTGCGTACGCTGTCCAAAGAGCAAAAGAATTGCAAGATGAACAGGACGTAAAAGAATACGAGGCGGAATGTGCTAAAGGCTTTGAATGGCAGGGTGTGTGGATTGAAGACCGCACCATGTCGCCATGCGGTCGTTTTCACCTAACAGAAGAACAAAGCGTTGCATTGTATGGCGATAAGCAATCTTATTTTGATAAAGATGATGTTTGCAGAAATGGCAAGCCAATTGCTGAATGCAAATGTTGTTAACATTAACCAAGGGAGAATAAAACAATGACATATAAAACTTATGATGAAGCATTGCTAGCATTGAAAAGATGGCAACAGAAAACTGGTAAGCAAGGTTTAATCTATGCTCTATCACATAATCAGCACAAAATAATATCAGTATCTTAAACAAGGGGATGAAACAATGGCTAAAGTTAACGGATTAAAACTTCTTTCGGTAGGCAATAACGCTAAAACAACCAAAGGCGATAACGACGAATACCTAACAGCAATCCTATATTTATCACCCGCTGATATGATTGACGGTATAAACCTTTGTCCCATGGCTGTATTAGCAGGATGCAAGGCGGGTTGTCTCAATACCGCTGGTCGTGGTCAGATGAATTGCGTGCAACAGGCGCGGGCAAGAAAGACTATCTTTTATCGTGACTATCGGGATTTGTTCATCGAACAGTTAAAACAAGATTTAACGCGGTTCAGTAACTATTGCACCAAGAAAGGCATACAACCATGCGTGCGGTTAAACGGTACTAGTGATATACCTTTTGAAAACCTTATTGATATGGAAAACGATTATCCAGAAATACAGTTTTATGACTACACCAAGACAGTCAATCGTATCAATAAACCATTGCCAAGTAACTATCACTTAACACTATCCTATAGTGAAGCAAGCAATCGTTACCAGTCAATGGTGCTGGATGCTATGGCAACCAATAGCAACCAAAATATGGCGGTTGTCTTTCGTGATAAAGATAGCATACCGACAACCTTTAAAGGCTATCCAGTAATAGATGGCGATAAAGACGATTTACGCTTTCTTGACAGGCAAGGTTGCGTTGTTGCGCTTTATGCAAAAGGCGCTGCTAAGAAAGACACTAGCGGTTTTGTAATCGGATAATGGGGGATAACATGACAATGACTAAACTAGAATTATTACAAGAAAGACAGTCGGAGCGCGAACAGTATCTAAAGCTAACTGATAAAATGCGCGAGCTTATGGACGCAAAAGAAAAAGACTGGCAAGCAATCGGAGCATTGCACGCAAAAACAAAAGAGCTGCACAATAAGCTCTATTCATACACATACATGAAAAAGCCAAAAACGGAGGCATGAGAAATGATTATCATTACAAGAATACTATTATTCATAGCTGGTACTATCCTGCTTATATCAGGCATAGGCATAGCATCAGCACCAAGCATGGCATGGCTAGCTATTGGCGCAATGCTGGCAGCAATGGGCTTGCTGCTGGCTGGCTTTAGCCTGGTATCAATCAATAAAGCAATGGGGGAAATGCAATAATGGATTGGGTTTTATATTTATACACTGATAAAGGCTGGGCGGAAGAGTCTAGGCATGATGAGAAACAGGACGCTGAACATAGCTTAGATGAGTGGCGGCAGGAATTTCCCGATTGCAGATTTAAGATTATGGAGGAAATCAAATAATGAGAAATAGCAATCTAAATAACTGGCTTCATAGCAAGCCATTATATAAGCCCAGAAGTAAAACAGAAATCATCACTGAGATTCTGTCTGGGCTATTCATCGCTAGCGCAATCATCGCGCTAGTCTATATCACACTAGTTCAAATCGGAGGATAACATGACTAGAGGCAGACCAAAACATTACGAAAACATGAACCAATCAGAACGCGAAGCATACTGGCAAAGAGAAAGGGAGGCTCGAAACATGAGGGAACAGGAAGCATTTAACATGCTGTCTGAAGACCAGCAGAAAGCAATCATTCTAGCAAAGGAAGTTATAACAGACTTTGTTAATGAGTGGACGGAGTCATTCGACATATACAATGTGGAGACACCACGCAAGATGCAACAGGTTTTCTGGGCATTTCAAAACCATTTTGACATAGAGGAGGCAGACTAATGCTTATAGTAAACCACACACTAGCATACCCAAGTGACGCTAAAGTTACTTATGAAGACCATTATCAGCTAGCAGATACCTATGACGAAGCAAGGAAGCTAGTAACAAACCTTATCAGCATTCACGGTGATAGGCTATACTGCTACAGCATAGCTGACATTCTGGAAGCTAGCGAACCACACTGGGCAAAGAAGACGGATGAACTGTCACAGACCCAATCAGATGATGCTTGGGAGGCTGATAAATGAGTCCACAAGAACTGAGAAACAAGCGTGAGTTTATGAACCTCACACAGAAACAGCTAGCAGATAGGTTCTGCATCACAGAAAGGACTATCCGCAATTACGAAACAGGAGCAACGGACATACCACGCACCGTGGAAATGGCTTTGTCTGCTCTGGAACTAGAGGAGAAATAGCATGGATGTCATGTCACTATTCGATGGCATGTCATGCGGTAGGCTAGCCCTGGAGAGGGCTGGCTTGCCTGTCACTACCTATAAAGCTAGTGAGATTGACAAGTATGCCATAAAGATAGCGCAAAAGAATTACCCTGATACTATTCAGATAGGAGATGTTGAAAACATATCAGATGGTAGGTCATATCCTCAAATGGATTTGCTGCTTGGCGGTAGTCCATGCCAAGGCTTCTCATTTGCCGGGAGGGGATTGAACTTTGATGACCCACGCAGCAAACTGTTCTGGAGATATGTTTGGTTTCTCAAAGAGAACAAGCCAAAGTATTTTCTGCTTGAGAATGTACGCATGAACCAGAAAAGTCAGGATGTTATAAGTAGGGCATTAGGCGTTGAGCCAGTAGCCATAAATAGCAATTTGGTATCGGCACAGAACAGATACCGATTGTATTGGACAAACATACCTTTTGAAATGCCAAAGGACAAAGGCATAAAACTTAAAGACATCTTAGAGAATGGATGTGTTGATAGAGATAAGTCACATTGCCTGGATGCTAACTATTTCAAGGGTGGTAATCTTAAGCAATATTTTGAGAAGCACAGAAGGCAGTTGGTGTTTAGTGATGATGGACTTTGCCATGTTGGAGATGCTGACTTGAAAGGACACGGCTATAACCGCAGGGTGTACCACCCAGAAGGAAAAGCACCAAGCCTGTGTGCTGCATCTGGCGGTAATCTTGAGCCTAAGATACTGCAAACGCCTCGAGGAGCAAACAAAGGCGGCTTAAAGGCTGGTGATGGCAAAACTCCATCCCTCACCACATCTTCATGGGAGCATAACAACCACTTGACCTATAACGAAGGTTTAACTTGGCGCAAACTAACACCGATTGAATGTGAGAGATTGCAGACCGTGCCTGACAATTACACCGAAGGCGTAAGCAACACACAACGCTATAAAATGTTGGGCAATGGCTGGACTGTCGATGTCATAGCCCATATCTTGCGAGGTATTGCCTAGCATAGCCATGTAGCAGTACTGCTAAGCAATGAAGCAAGGCTATGCACTTAGCCTTGCTTCTTTTTTTATATATAGGAAAGCATCTATTCTGCTAAGCAATACCGCTTAGTAATGCGGCTAATCTAAGCAGCACTGCTAGGCTATACTGCTAAGCAATGCGTCAAACACCGCAGGGGATAACATATTTTTTAAGACTTGTCAAACAGCCTTGATGGAAGCCGTTTATTTGGGTCAGCCTTCTTGACCTTTGTATGAGTTTTGCGGTGTTTCGGTGGCTCAGGTATCTTTGGGATGGCAAACATCGCGGCTATTTTTTCGGGGTCATGCTTGTACATTACTAGCCCAAAACTCTCTGACCAACATGCACCAAGTGTCGAAACTAACTGTGGCAGTGTCCGTCATCCCGTCATAGTCTGGGTTGAGAAACGACAGCCTAACAACAACCTTAGGCTCTGCCCTGTCATACTTATAGATTAAAGCAGGATGGCAACCCTGAGAAACTGCCGCCTTCTCCACCTGATTCCACCAATCCTGATGATGATGCCCACCATTAGCCATCTTGTAACGCTTACACTCGATGACAATACCGTCCAGCCCTATCAGGTCACCCCTGTCGCCAGACCTATACTGCTCAAGGTCGCGCTTCACCGTTGCGCCTAAACTTTCTTTTACCATTGAGGCAACTGTTCTTTCCCAGCTAGCCCCTTTGTTGCGTCCGTTAGTCATCTCTCACCCATAGGCATCTACCCATTTCAGCGTACCAACCACCAAGCAGAACCCGATGCCAACCATCAGGCACTGGGTCGTCAATCATCGCCAGCTTCATCGTAATCGACCTCTTCTTCATCATCGCGCTCCAATTCGCCAGAGCCGTCAC